CTTGAAGGTAAATCTGTTGCAGATATGACCCGTGCTAAGCAAATCAAATCATTGTTTCGTATGATTACACCACATCTCACAATTAAAGATGTGCCAATGGTTGTTGTGAATCACACATACAAAGAGATTGGTATGTTTCCAAAAGATATTGTGGGTGGTGGCACAGGTTCTTATTACTCAGCTGATACCATTTGGATTCTTGGTCGCCAACAAGAGAAAACTGCTGGTGAACTTACTGGTTATAATTTCATTATCAATGTTGAAAAATCTCGCTATGTGCGTGAGAAGTCCAAAATTCCTGTCACAGTATCTTTTGATGGCGGCATTCAAAGGTATTCAGGTCTATTAGAAATTGCATTAGAAGGTAATTTTGTTCAGAAACCATCAGCGGGTTGGTATGCAAAAGTTGACCAAAAGACCGGAGAACTTGGTGCTAAATTGCGTGAATCGGACACCAACACTAAAGAATTTTGGAAAGATATTTTAAACGATAAGAAGTTTAAAGAGTTTATTAAACAAAAATACTCCATTTCTTTTGGATCTATCATACAGGAAGAACAAGATGAAATTACGGCCTGAGAAAAAATGGCCTGTTGAAGGCGAAGATTATGGATTCGTTGATATGGATGGTGTTGATAAAGTAACATCTATTCGCATATTAAAAGGAAAATTTGAAGGAGTAGTTTATCATTATGGTACAATTGAAGTTGTAGAAGAAGATCCTCCAAGAATTAAGTTTGATTATTTTTTGGATGATGGAGGTAAATTTGAATTTAAAGACTTGCAATCAAACAAAAAGTTTGATACAATGATGGGTGACATATTAGTGTCTATTTTTGATAATAACATTCTGAAAAAGAAAGAATTAGATGACGAGGCTGGAACAGACGATACTGAAGAACTTAATTTACAATGAGGCATTTACACGCAAAGTAATTCCCTTTATTCGTTCTGATTATTTTAGTGATGATGCGGAGCGAATTGTTTTTAAAGAAGTTTTTGATTTTACCAACAAATATAAAAATCTTCCATCACACGAAGCCCTTGTAATTAATCTCACCGAAAGTAAATCGCTGACAGAACCACAGGTAAAGTCAGCGATTGAACTTCTCAATTCAATCAAAGAAACCAAAGATGAAACTGTAGAACTGGCATGGATTACTGAGCAAACTGAAAAGTTTTGCCAAGATAAAGCCATCTACAATGCCATCATGGAATCTGTCCATATCTTAGATGACAAACAATCCAAAAGAAGCAAAGGAGAAATACCAAAGCTATTAAGTGATGCTCTTGGTGTTTCTTTTGACAGTAATGTTGGTCACGATTATATGCAGGACTTTGATGACCGATATGACTTTTATCACCGTGTAGAAAGCCGTGTTCGCTTTGATTTGGATATTTTCAACAAGATTACAAAAGGTGGTTTACCAGTTAAGACTTTGAATATCGCACTTGCTGGTACTGGTGTTGGTAAATCATTGTTTATGTGTCATATGGCTGGCAGTTGTTTGTCACAAGGTCATAATGTTCTGTATATTACCATGGAAATGGCAGAAGAAAAGATTGCAGAACGAATCGATGCGAACTTGCTGAATGTGGATTTCAATGAGCTACATACCATGAGTAAGAATGATTATGAACGCAAGTTTGAATCACTCAAAGTTAAAACACACGGCAAATTAATTATCAAAGAATATCCAACCGCATCGGCCTCTGCCCTTCATTTTCGTGCTTTGCTGAATGAACTTGCATTGAAGAAATCATTTAAGCCTGATATTATCTTTATTGATTATCTTAACATCTGTGCTTCTGCTCGAATCAAACCTGGCGGTAATGTGAACAGTTACACTTATATTAAATCAATTGCTGAAGAACTTCGTGGTCTGGCTGTAGAAAATAATCTACCAATTGTTTCTGCGACACAAACAACAAGAAGTGGTTTTACGAATTCTGATCCTGGTTTGGAAGATACAAGTGAATCGTTTGGTCTGCCTGCAACTGCTGACTTCATGTTTGCTTTGATTACAAATGAAGAATTAGAAAGCCTGAATCAGATACTTGTCAAACAGTTGAAAAATCGTTACTCTGATCCAAATGCCTTCAAACGATTTGTGGTTGGTGTTGATAGGTCTAAGATGCGCTTGTATGATGTAGAAGAATCAGCACAACAAGGCATTACCGATTCAGGACAAGATGAAGATAATGGCCCAATTAATATATTTGGCAATCGAGAAAATAAATTTAATCGTGATTTTGGTGGACTAAAAGTATGAATTTAAATTATGAACAGGCCTTACATTGTGCCAAGGTCTTTGAAGATTATTTTGGTGACTTCAACCGAATCGATGAATATATGCGTGAGCAAAAACTAAACTCTCTTGCTGAGATGCCTTTTACTCTGCCTGGTTGTGGACCTGAAGCAGATTTATTTGATGACTTCACAATCAATCCACAAGATATGGAGTTTGAAGTTGTTGAATTGGAATCAGCAAGATGGCAGTTGTATTTGGATATAATTTCATCACACAACAACCTTAGTAGTCCTGGTCGCAATCTTCGCCTTGCAGTAATGGAAAAGAAAACAAAGAAATGGGTTGGTTTTATTCGTATTGGTTCGCCAACAATTATGATGAAACCAAGAAACGAACTGCTTCAATGTGTAATGACCAATGAACTAGAAACAACAAAGGCTTTCAATCGTGCTGCAGGTATGGGTTTCGTAATTGTACCAGCACAACCTTTTGGTTTCAATTATCTTGGTGGAAAGTTACTTGCAGGTATCTGTTGTTCACATGAAGTAAGAGAAATGTTGGACAAAAAATATAATATGAATACTTGCTTGTTTGAAACGACCAGTTTATATGGCACCACAAAAGCCGTATCACAATATGATGGCATGAAACCTTATTTGCGTTTTGGCGGTGTAACTGAATCCAATTTTCTACCAATGATGCACGGCAAACCTTATGAAGATTTGAAAAACTATGTTGAAGGCATCGTTGGTGAATTTGTTCCTGCTGACGCATCTAGTCGCAAATTAAAAATTAGCAACACAATTATTGCTATGACCAAAGCATCATTAAAGAATCATAAGACTGATTATGACTTGTTTATGAACACTATTGAAAAGGCCAAAGGTTTGACTGAAAAAAAACGATACTACTATTCAAATTATGGCTTCTCCAACTTTAAAGATGTGGTTCTTGGAAAGACAGATAAACTTGTGCCAGACAAGGAGAACTATGATAAACACCATTTGGAAAACATCGTAGAATGGTGGAAAAAGAAGGCTTGTAGTAGATTTAGAACACTCCAAACAGAGAATCGACTGAGAACAGAGATTGAGGTGTGGACAGGTGACAAAGAGATAGATATTATAAGATAAATAGTAAATTAACTTATAGAGAGATTAATTTATGAAACCATTCAAACAATTTATTTCTGAGGATATTCAGTTTTTGAATGAATCTAATTCTGAGGGTTCTAAAATGGAATTAGTTATTGTTTCTGCGTGGAATAATATTGAACCTCCAAAACTTTCAAAAAAAACTAAAATATCACCTCAGGCTGGAAAAAACATTGTTAAGTTTTTAAAACAACAAGGTGTAACTGGAACAAAAGCTTATAAATTAAAAAGTATGGAAGTTACTGATGAATGGGCAGAATTTTGGAAACCATATAATGTAGCAGGAGGAACCAAAACACCAAAAACTGATATTGTAATAGGTAACGAAAGAATATCAATAAAAATGGGAGATGCACAATTAATGTCTGGTGGAAAAAGAGAAGCCAAAGCTACTTTTTATGCAGCGGTTAAAAACACCCCAAGTGTGCAATCAGAAAACTTAGCAAAAGAAATATATTTAAAATTGAACAAGCTTAGTGAACTAACGCTTACAAAAGAAGGAGGTACCAGAGAAGCTTTAAAAAAAGGAAATGATATTGTTCTTGAAAAAGCAAATAAAATAAACCATGAAATAAAAAATATGTTAGAAAATTTATTTAATGAAAATCAAGAATTTAAATATAATTTCGTATATGAAGCTATGAGTGGTGAAGTTAAATTTGGTGATTCTAAAGCTAAGGCTATTTGGTTACTTTCTACGGACGAAAATGGGCAAAATAATAAATTCGCTAAAATAAAAAATAAACAACTAATTAAAAAAGTTTCTGAAGTGACAAATGTAGATTGCCGATTTAAAACAATGTCCCAAAAAATTGAAAAAGTTAAAACTGGCCGATACCATTATTATGGTGTTGTTGGTTTGATAGCTAAAAAATTAAAAGAAGAATTTGATTATTATGATGGTATATTTTTAACAGAAAATATAATTACTGGAATTTTTAAAAAAATTAAAGATTTTGTTACAGATCTTTTTGAAAAAGTAATAGAATGGTTAAAAGGTGGAATAAAAAGAATTATGGAATTTTTTGAGTTTGAACCAGATATAAATTTCAATAATCAAATAAATTTTTCAAAAATATAGTATGGCACATGAATATGAAAATTCCTACTAAAGTTAATACTGATACTTCAGGCCAATCTGGTGCCGGCGCAGAAGTAACTGCACTTGCTGAATCTTTACAAGCTTATGCTTGTGCTACAAGACAGCATTATGGTAAACCTCTTGGTGATATTTCACAAGTTACAGAAAGAACAATTTCTGACGCCGACTGTGATAGAACACTAAAACAATGCATGAAAGGTTTGGATGAAAAGTGGTTTCTCAGCATTGTAAAAACATCAAATAAAATTTTTGAAGAAGTGCCTGGTGCTAAAACAGGAAAAAGATTTAAATTTTATCGTGGCGGTAGGTTCGTAGATTCCATTTATGATCAATGGAGAAAATTTAAAAAAGATAGTGGCATTAGTGGTGATGATAAATGGAATCCTGCTGATATTTGGATGGCCAAAAAAGATTTCAGATTAAAAGAAGGGTGGCCAACTCTCAGAGATTATAATCGTTACATCTATGATGAATTTGCGAAAACCAATTTAATTGGTATTTCTCTGAAAAAATTAGATCCTAAAGCAACTGAAGCACACTCTAAAATTTTTAATAATGGTAAACCACTTATAGCACAGTTTAAAGGAATAAAACTTGGCGCAAATATGTTTGATTCAAAAGATATTTACATTCAATATAAATCAGAAGGTGTAGATGGTGAAATTCAATTTCGAAATTTTTCTAGTAGACCACAACCATCTTCTTGGCAAGGTGAAATTAAAGGTAAAAGTGCAGCAGGCGGAAAAATTGGTGGTGGAGTTGTAATGTCTGGTGCTATAGAAGCTGGAGTTCCTAGAACAAAGTTAACACAACCCAATCAAGTACCAATTGAAAAACCAAAAGATTCCGATTTCAAAGAATTTGCTACGATGTTTAAATATTTGTCAAAATCTAAAGAAAGTTTAGAAGATTTAATAATGCAAGCAAAAGCTGGCCATAGAAAAGATAAAACTTGGTGGATGTCCAAATACCTTGGTATTAGTTTAGTTTATGCAGTATTACAATCTAAAAAAGAAGATGAATTCTGCAAATACATTTTTGAATATGCTTCATCTGCTACAAAAAACAGTAGTATTTTTATAAAGTATAGCTAATGAATTTTACAGAATACTTAACGGAAAGCAAAGAAGGTAAAAATGTTCACCTCGAGCATATTGAGGATGAAGTTCTAAATTTTGGCGTATCAGGTGCCAGGTCTGCCATCAACTTTCTACAAGCACTTCGCAATATGTTAGCAGGTCATGCTGATACTAAAGTAAATGTCACCACCAAATGGGATGGTGCACCTGCTATTTTTGCTGGCATTAATCCAGAAAATGGTAAGTTCTTTGTTGGCACCAAAGGCGTTTTCAATGTCAATCCAAAATTAAACTATACAGAAGATGACATTGATGAGAACCATCCAACAGAAGGTCTGAATAAAAAACTCAAAATAGCTTTGCGTTATCTACCAAAACTTGGCATCAAAGGTGTCCTGCAAGGCGATATGATGTTTACAAAAGGTGATATTGACAAGCAAGTAATCGATAATCAATCTTACATTACATTTCAACCAAATACCATTGTCTATGCGGTACCTTCTGATACTAAACTGGCTCGCTCGATGCTAGATGCTCAGGTAGGTGTGGTGTTTCATACATCATATACAGGCAAAAAGATGCAGGATATGAAGGCATCTTTTAATGTTGATATTGGTGGCCTTACGAATACCAAAGATATTTGGTTCCGTGATGCCTCATTTGTTGACATTTCTGGTTCTGCTACATTTACAGAAGAAGAAACAAAACAATTAACCACAATTCTTTCACTGGCGGGCCGCACATTTCAAAGTATGTCCTCGATGACTTTGAATCGTATTTCTTCAAACGAAACAATTAAAACTTACATTAAAACATTTAATAATGCTAAAGTTCGCCAAGGTGCAAAAATTACCAATACAAACCAGCACACACTTGAATTGATACGTTGGATTGAAGCTAAGCTAAATAAAGATATTGCTGATGTAAAGAAAGAAGAAACAAAACGAAAACGAATTGCAGCAAAAACAGAACTTATGCGGTTTTTTCGTCAAAATGCAGCGCAACTAAGATCAATTTTTGATTTACAAAATTTATTGGTGGATGCTAAACTAATGATTATTCGTAAATTAGAAACAGTTAAAACAATTGGCACATTTGTAAAAACAGATAGTGGTTTCAGAATTACTGCACCAGAAGGTTTTGTTGCAGTAGATAGATTAAAAGGTAATGCTGTTAAATTGGTTGATCGTTTAGAATTCAGTCAAGCAAACTTCAATGCAGCAAAGAATTGGGACAAATAATGACATACAACATCAATGACATTCTTAAACAATATGGTGATGATGACTTTGGTTTTACCACAGTTGACGAGGCCGAATATCAGGCAGTTATTGCCGAAAAAGATGAAACAGTTGAAGAATATAAAGCAAGGCTAGAACAAGTAGAAAAAATTATTATGCCTTTTCTTACCAATCTTTATAAAACTGCTAGTCAACCATATATTCATTGGCCAAACCGTGGACCAATCATCGAAAAACAAATGCAAAAAATATTAAAGTTGACGAGGGGTTAATGTTTAAAAGTAAGGTAGACGAAGCCGCTTATGTTGGCAATATTGGTGCGATGGAAATGTTTAAGTTTCATCAAAAGGCCAACGCAGAACAAAAGAAGAAGCTCGAACAACATATAAAGAATAAAGATACTCAAGCTGCTTGGAAACATGTGCAGTCTGTTACCAATGTGAAACTTCATAAAAGTGTGAGCGAAGAAATAAAACCTGATATATTGCCTGTTGCTGGTGCGGGCCAATGGGGAACAGACACACTTCGGCGAAATTATCAAAATGCAACACCAGGCCAAGAAATTAAACGGTTTAAGGACTATAGCAAGCATAAGTAATTAATATACAATGAGGTCGTTATGAAAGATTTGATAATTGGTGGTGCCAGTAACTACGATTGGAATGTTTTAAAGTATTGGGTTAACTCAATCAACAAATCAGGATTTCAAGGTGATAAAGTCCTGATTCTAATGAACTGCGACAAAGATACGGTAAAGAAAGTTTCTGACGCCGGTTTTATTGTTGTAGGTTTTCAACAAGACACACAAGGAAATCTAACTTATCCACAAACGGGTCGAGCTCCGCATGTGGAAAGATTCTTGCATATCTACAATTACCTTTCACAAAATGAATATCGGTATGCTATCACTACTGATGTGAAAGATGTTATTTTCCAACAAAATCCGATTCACTATATCGAAAAGGCTTTGACTGACGATAAGAACCTGATGTTTGCTTCTGAGAGCATGTATTACAAAGATGAACCATGGGGAAATGAAAATCTACACCAAAC